AGCAGTTGTGCTAGTGCCAGCTTCTAGTGCCTTCATCAGTTCCACGTCCTTTGCTTCGAGCAATGGCTTACGTGCTTCACGAATCTTGTCACGGAAGATTGCCCGTGCAGAATCCATGTCTTCACTAATTACGCTTCCATTAAGAGACCATGCACCACGAAAGTGACGGTCAGAAGGAACGGTAGCTGTGGAAGCGTCAATCTGATTCCCGTCCTTATCTACGATGTATGTTGATACAGCCATGTGTTTCTCCTATGCTGCGATGTCAGTGGCAGTTAAGTCTTCAGTTATCTTCCAAGCATTACGCCACTCTCTAGTGCTTGGTAACTGTTCTTTACGGCAGATAACCATCTTTGGTTTATTGCCAGTGTTCCATTCTTTCCAGACATGCTGTGGGCAGTCCTTCATGATTAAGTATTCGATGGCTTGCTCTTCGGTTAGAGCGGGCATTGGCTCAGTCGTATGCAACAGATAGCCGCGAGTATGCTTCTTGAAATCTGGTTGTGCCTCGTCTTTAGCCAACTCGTGATACACCCACACTGGTGGTAGGATGCCGCCTTGAAGCGCACACGCCATCCAGTTAGGGTCAGGAACCAGTATCTTGGCGCACTCATCCACGCTGTCTTCATAGACAATACGAAAATCAGATTGCACAGGCTCTAGACGTTCTTTAGCCCAGCACAGTCGGTCAAACAGGTGAGTGCCTTTGAAATCAGGTGTCTGCATTATGCGAGGTCTCCAAAAATTGTGCCATAAACATATTGATTATCAAACTCACTTCCACTAGTAGAACGACCACTGTGTAAGGCATAGCTTGTTGTACTTGCTGGCAAACTTTCTGTTACACCTGTTGCACTTGCACCCCCAACATCGCTGTCGTAACAGCTACTATCTACAATAGCAAAATTTGAATTAGCCATAGCATTAGACAAGTTGACAGTATAATCACTTGTCGCATCATCCACCAATCCACTCACGTTCAGCGAATCACGAGCCGCAATAGTACCTGTACCATTAAAATTAACCCACGCCTTCGCCAGCCCCTGTTGCAAGGACTGAGTAGCCGCACCGCCCTCGCTAGTCACCGTAATAGAGCCAGCAGAGGTCTTGCCTGTGAGATTGTCAACTAGGATGGTACTCATGCTAGGTCTCCGTGGATTGCTGTACTGATAATATCAATGTCAGACTTAATGTTTGCAGTGTCGGTAATAAATGTAATTATATCATGACTTCCTGTTGCCACAGCATTTATTGAAATGGCTCTGTTGTATCCACTCCCATCTCCGTTACAACCTGCAGGGACTGCGTATGTGTTGGTATTCATACTGTTCGTGTAATTAATATCGTAATCTCCTGTGCCGTTATCATCTGCACTACTTACGTTAAAACTACCTGCAATAGCAAAGGTTGAACCGTTAAGCTGAACCCACGCCTTCGCCGCACTCTGATTAGTCAGCGTGACTGCACCGCCCGATGTGTTCTGGATTGTATCTGCTTTTAATGTACTCATAGTATCACCAAGTTCCCACCGCTAGTCACCGTTAAAGTAACACCAGTGTCAATCGTTATCGTGCCAGCCGCAGATGCGTTCTCATCAGCGTCAATAGTCGTGTCAGCCGTTAATGTCTGTGCATTAACTCTAAAGATAGCAGTTTCCACCTTGTTTGTCGTGGTAAGAAACTTAGTCGCAGTAATGTTGCCGCTAAACGTACCGCCAGTGGATGCCGCTACCGTGTCAGCCACATTAAACGCACCGAAAGCAAATATGTTCAACTCATCGTTCAAAGCCGCGCCAGAGGCCAACACAACGCTTGTGCCGTTAGTCGCAGTGTAATCAGATGGGTCAAGCTGTACGCCGTTCAGGAACACCATAATGCTACCTGCTGTGTAAGCCAGTGTAGCGGCGTTGTCGTCTGCGCCAGAGAATGTTGTCTGTGAGGCTGTGGCAGTGTACTCAAACACATTGAACGATAGCACAGCGTTGCCCCAGCTAAGAACACCAGAGCCGTTAGTCGTTAGCACCTGATTAGCTGTGCCGTCACCGTCCGGCAGAGTGAATGTCGTGTTAGCTGTGACTGAGGCAGGTGCTTGTATCTTGATGCTGTTAGTGTCGGTGTCGTCCTGAAACTTGAGTACATCAATGCCAGTAGTACCAGCCGCAAAGTCAGCCAGATGGCTCATCTGTTCGCGCAGAGCGTTGTTGACATTGCTGGGGAGCATCCCCTCGTCAATGTTGATGCCGCCAATGTCCGTATTAGAGCCAGCCGTTGAACTGTACTGCGTTAATTTCTCTTTGCTCATGTGTCACAACCTCTGGTGTGTTTATATCATTTGCCCTACTGGTCAGCAAGTAAGCCTGTTTCTGGCTGAGTGGTTTCGCGCACTGTTGTAAATAGGCCGCCGACAATAGCCCTCTTGCGAGATACGTCTTTTTCTGCGGCTAACCTTAACAAAGCTGAAATGCTATCCTCATCAGTGAACACTTCTGACAATCTGCGAACCGCATTACGGCGGCGCATATCTTGTAGCATTTGAGCGAACCCTTTAGTTGGTGCGGTAATATCAACACCAAGCAAACCTGCGCCACCTTCTATTTCCTCTTTCAGCATACCTCTAGTCGCTGTGCGTGAGCCAGTAGGGGCGAGAATATTAGTGCGCTCAAGAACGTCCAGCATATCATTAAAGCCAGTCTTTAGCTCAGTAGCGTTAACGCCTTGTGCCTCTGCCACGCTGTCTAGGATAGCGTCTAGGTTCGCCCTTGCTTGATCTGTGCCGCGAATTGACTGGGCAAATCTTACACCAGCAGAAGCAGGTATCTCGCCAGTGGTGCTAATCTTAAATGCTTTGTCAGCAGAGTTTTCCATCCACATTCTAACCAAATCGGGGAATATAGTTGGGTCTTGCGAATTAAGGGCTGTTGCGATGGATTTGATGTTAGCAGGGTCAACCTGTTCAAAATCAGTAATCACACGATATGCTGATTTCGGCGTGATATTGGCTTTGTTAAGTGCTTCAATCCCAGTCTCACCCAACATATTTTCAAAAGCGGTCAAACGCTCCTTAAATATTGCATTAGCCGCCATCTGATTAGGATTAGTATTCAGCGCATCACGCAAACTTTTAATTGGGTCTTTCAAATTGCCATAGACAGACTTCTGAGTGGCATCTGCCGCAGAAAGGGCTGGCATATCTATAATTGCATCTAAACGCTTTAACTCATCATGAAGAACACCAATATTAGTAACAACGCGACCGCCCTTACCAGTTAGTCTGCCAATCATATCGTCAATAGCTTTGGCTGTATCTTTGCCGACAACTTTCTTCTTATCTCTTAATTGTTTAACAATATCGCTGACAAGCTGTGGCTCAATCTTCTGTATTTTTGCCGCTTCATATAAATCAGTAGTCGCGGCGGTTACATTGCCTCTAGCCTTGTTAATGTATTCCTCTGCCGCTTTCTGTGCATCAATGGCTACTTTTTTCTTGGTGCGAGATGTTTGCTGTATAGTGTCGATCTGATTCATAATAGCTGGCTTAATATCGGCTTGACGCTTTGCCATAAAATCAAGCAAGCCCTGACCCTCTGGTGAACGAGCCACAAAGTCAGCAAGCTCACGCAACTGTGCCGATGGCAGTGTTTCAAATGCTGATAATGGGATGCCCTGATCTGTGGCAACTCTCTGCAAGTCTCTTGCTCTCTGAATGTCGGCTGGGTCAATCGTCTCAATGGCTTGCTTTGCAATGGTTACTGGCGATTTCCTTAATAGACTGCCTAGAATAGTTATGCCAGTCAAACCAAGGCCAGTGGCTGTGCCAGCAGTCTCCCCAGCCATTTCCTCTGCTACACCAGCAGTAACACCGATACCGCCGAACAACTTGCCAGCTTGCAACGCTTCGCTTGCAACAGTCGGGGCTTCAGTTGTGGCTCTTGGGGTTCTGCTAAGAAGGCCGCGCAAGTTTTGTACCCCACGGCTAACTGCCGGAAGAACCTGACCAACCTTAGTTGGCAATGACATTGGAACGCCAGCACCAACACCATATTCCAAGCCCTTTTCAACGACTCTCGCGGTAGGGGTTCTGGCTTCAGTGGCAAGTGATGGGATTAATGACTGATATTCTTTCATGCCGTAAAGAAATGGCTCTGGTGATACATCAACGCCAGCACCACGCAACCCCATTCTTTGCAGACGCTCAATCTCGCCAAACACGGCAGGAACAGAAAGAACACCCTTAGTAATGCCACGCTGTGCGGCATAGCCTAGATCAGCCAAGTCACGCATACCCTGTCCTAGATAACCGCCCTCTGGCTGTTGTGCCAGTAAGTCATCCAGTGTGGCTGGCTTTTTAGGCTCAGTTGCCTCAGTGTCTGGTTTAGGTGCGCCACTTGATGACTGGTAATTAAGTACACTGCTCATAACTAGTCCTTCTTAGCCGCTTCATTTGCTCTAGCTGTTTTAACTGTTTCAGCCCACATCTCCATAAATTGTGTGTCAGTCAATTCAGGATCATCGGCCTTAGCAGAATTATATTCATCAATAATAAAGAAAGAGCGTTTATTTTCGCCATTTGCATCAGTCACTGAAACAGACAGAGGATACATGGTTGCCATATCGTCTGTGATTAATTTATCTTCAGATAGCAATGCACTTGCTCTAATTTTAGTGGATAAAATAACGCTTCTCTGAGTTGATAGTTTCGCCTGTATTTCAGCAGGAGAGTCGCCAGAGAATGGATTGTCTACGCTTCCAACGTTAATTAATACTGGCTTGAATCTTTCAGATTCGCTCTCTGTAACAGCCGCGCCCGACATCCGTTGCAGGGTTTCGTTAAACTCTTGGCTTGCAACCGCTGATGTTTGTAAGAAATTATTTAGTTCGGCTTGTTCTTGTTGTGACAATGGTATGCCTAAACCACTTTGAAAATTAGCAAGAGCGAGGCTAAACCTACTACCAAGCTGTGACATTGATGGATCATATAAATCAGCTACTGTGTTTAATATAGTAAGGCTTTTGTCAGCTTGCTGAATAGAGTTTTGCAAATTCTTTTTGACTGTCGGCTCAAGCGATGGGGCTTCTCCAGTTCCCTTAGTTATAGTGACCTGACCAGTTACAGGATCAATAATGGTTTGCTCGAAATCACTAATCTTGACACCGCCAACCTTATCCCAAGTCTGCGTGGCTTGATTCCACTGCGCTTTATAAGGCAACCCAGTTGACATATCATAGAATGTTTCAACTTGCGGTTTGGTAGGATCGCTTGGCTTCATAGCCTTTTGCACATCAAGCTGGAAACCAGCCAAAGCAAGCTGATCCGCTAACGCTTGCCGTTGCTTATCATATTGCAGTTGTTCGGCCTCTTTCTTTGCTGTGGTATAGGCTTGCATCCCAGATGCTAATGTCTGACCTAGTGTTACTGGTCTATCCTGCCAACCGCCAGCCGCTAGTAACTGTGTGCCAGCCGCAGACAATCCTGCGGCCTCTGGAGTGCCTTTTGCTGGCATCCGTAACTGTGCGGCTCGTAACTGGTCTAAGCCAGTAGGTGCGCCGCTAGTCGCACTTGCTAGACGCTGTGGCAATGGAACACCTTGGTCTTGTCTTGGCAACATAGTTGGGCGTGGGAATGGTACACCAGCAAACGCCTCACGTTGTGGCACTTTTTGTTGGATAGCCGCCATAGTTGGCGCAAGCATAGATGATTGTGGCTCATATGGTTTAGGCAATCCAAATTTACCCTGTTGAGCCGCCGGATAAAAACTTGTGGCAGTAGGTCTTTGTGCCGTTAGCAGATTACCCTGCTGAAACCCATAAGGAAACTGATATCCGTTAGCCATGTTACATCATCCCCAGTAAGCCACCGCCAATAGCGAATGGCGCAAGACCACCAGCACCAGCAAAGCCTAGCTCGCCGCCCAGTTGTGCGCCAGTCAATGCACCGCCTAAAGCACCTGCTAATGGCTGTCTAAACTGTGGCGTGATTGTCTGACCGCCAAGTGCGCCAGAGCCACCTGATACCATAGTTAGGTAATCTGCCAGCTTTGCAGTTGGCCTTGCTTGCTCAAACTGGAAACGCTCGATATCCGCCGCTAGTTCTGCGCCAGCCTGTGCCTCACGAGCCGCGCCAACCTGTGCAAGTGTGCCAAGGTCAGCCATGCCAAATTGATATGCCGCAGGTGCTTGCTGGATAGCGGCTTGCTGTGCCTGATAAGCATATGGGGCAAGGGCATTTGCTACTGCCGCTTGCTGATAGCCAGAGCCGTAACGACCTGCTCTCGCGGCCTGTGACTCGATCTGCTCAACAACTGGCCTAAATGCCGCCGCCTGTAATGGGTTAGTCCCCATCAGGTTCTGCATTACTACATTTTGCGTGGCTGGGATAAATGGACTACCAGCAACCGCCTGTTGGCGCATACCGCCTAGAGCCATCTGTGTTTCTGGCGAGAAACCTACCACAGTGCTTTCTGGGTAGTATTCCGGTGTTGGTGATTCATACAGACG